CAAACCCGGACATGCCCGTGCTGGACTTGATGCAAGAGGCATATGATGCCGCATGCACGGCCGATCCGGTCATCCGGCAACGTCTGATCGACGATCAGGTGTCGCGCCGCATGGCTCAAGAGACGGCCTCCCGTACCGAGACGGCCGAGCGCGAGCGCGGCCAGAAGGCGGCCGCCGCATCGTCGACGACGATCGCGCGCCGGGGCGGGACCGTGCGGAGCGCCAATGGTGATGCTCGAAACGTCGACGCCACGCTGGACAGAATCTACAGCAAGCACATGGGAGCCAGCTGACAGGCGGGGGATAACCATTTTGCGCTAGGAGGCGCACGCCATGGCATCCCCGAATAGCATCTTCACGGAAATGGTCACGTCGACCTTCCGCTATACCGGCGGCGAGATCGCCGACAACGTCTCGAAGAACCACATCCTCTATGATCGTCTGGCCAAGAAGGGCCAGATCATGGAGGTCGATGGCGGCTATGAGATTCAGGTCAACCTCGACTATGCCGAGAACGGCACCTTCCAATGGTATTCCGGCTATGAGCTTCTGAACGTTAGCGCGTCGGAAGTTCTGTCGGCTGCGAACGCCCAATGGAAGCAAGGTGCCATCCACGTGACGGCCTCGGGCTTCGAAATCCGGGCGAACATGGGCTCGCGCGAGCGCATCTTCAATCTGGTGAAGGCCCGCAACCGCAATGCCATGCGGACGTTCGCGAACAATCTGGGCACGGACAGCTACAGCGATGGAACGGGCTCCGGCGGCAAGCAGCTCACGGGCCTGCAAGCCCTGATCGCCGACACCGGCACCGGCACCGTGCAGGGTATCAATTCGTCGACCTACACCTTTTGGCGGAACATCGTGCAGTCGGCGGCGGCGCCTCTGGGCGGCGGCGGCGCAATCACGCCCAGCAAGACGACGATCCGGTCGTTGATGAATCCGCTCTATCTGAACCTGACACGCGGCTCGGATCAGACAGACCTCATCGCAGCGGATGCAAACTACTATTCGATGTATGAAGAGGGATTGCAGGACAATCAGCGCTATATGGACAGCGACCTTGCGTCGGCTGGCTTCTACAGCCTGAAGTACAAGCGGGCCGACGTGTTCTGCGACGTGGGGTCGGGCATTCCGGCCAATCACATGTATTTCATGAACACAGACTATCTCGACCTGGTCGTGCATCGCGACGCGAACATGACTGAATTGGACGAGAAGGTACCGGTTCAACAGGATGCGGTGGTGGTGCCGTTCCTCTGGATGGGCAATCTCGTGGTCCGCAACCGCAAGCTCCAAGGCGTGCTTAAGGCGTAGGCTAGGACGCCTTACTCACGGGCCCCGGCGGCCTGTCCGCCAACCCGATCCGAACGGGCCGCCGGGCAAACCCTTGCAGCCCTCGACGATTTTAGAAAGGAACCTGACATATGGCAATTTCTCCCTCGGTCGGCGGGCCAAACGTCCTTTCGACCGTTCCGGCGGCCTCCTTCTTCCAGGATGGCCGCGGCTTCGCTGCCGGCGACATGTTCGATGCCGGCGGCCTCAAGGGCACCTGGATGTTCTGCGTCGCGGCAGCCACGGTCTCCGCCGGCAATGCGGTCTCGATCAACAATGCTGGGTCGGCCTCGCTTCTGACCAAGGCGCTGGCCGATACCGGAAGCCGCGTCGGCGTGGCGCCTGTTGCGGTCACGTCCGGCGATTACTTCTGGGCGCAGCTCTCCGGCGTCGTCGACAATCTCCTCGTCAAGGCATCCTGCGCGGCAGACGTGGCGCTCTACACCAGTGCTACGGCGGGCTACCTGGATGACGATTCGACCTCGCAGACCAAGGCCCTGGGGATCAAGCTGACCACGGCGCGGGCCGCATCCGATGGCGTGGCGCCAGCCCTGATCTTCAATGCGGGGTGCAATACGCAGCCCTAACCATCTTCCTCGCCTGGCGGGCCAGTTTCGGACTGGCCCGTCCTTTTGCCTCATGATCAAGGATCGGGATCCATGCTTCTCATTCAGTTCTATATCGAAAAGGTCGAGGACCGGACCGCGTCGCTCGCTGCCGGTCGGCTGATCTACAAGGACGAAGATCGTTGTCGGATCATGATTCCCGGCCAGCGCGAGGACATCCGCGAGCATATCTTGGACAAGGAGCGGCTGGATGTGTGGCGCGCGTCGACCGATCCGCAGCACCGCGATTTCCTCAAGCAATACGAACTGTGGAAGGAAGGCCGTGAAATTCCGGTCGAGGGCACCCCGCTCGAAGTCTCCACCTTCCTCAGCCCCGCGCAGATCGAGAACCTGAAAGCGCCCCCGTTCGGCATCCGCACGGTCGAGCACCTGGCCCAGATGTCCGATGCGCAGCTCATGGGCATTCCGATGGGCATGGGGCTCCGCGACCAGGCCAAGCGGTTCGTCGAGGCGGCGACTGGGCCTGCAGCCGTGGCGGCGCAGCTCTCCGATCAGGCCAATGTGATCAGCACGCAGCAAGCCCAGATTGCCCAGCTGCAAGAGCAGATCGCGGGCCTGCTCAAGGGCGGAGGCGCGCCGGGGCAGATGGTGCCCGCAGCTCCCGCCGTGCCAACCGGCATCATGCCGACGGATGACGATGACGATATCGGATCGCCCGCTCCGGGAGCCATCCCGGCCGATCCATCCAAGGTGAAGCGCCGGCCCGCCGAGGACGAGGACGATGACGCCGGCGCGCGCTATGCGGCGCAGGGGGGCCGGCGGGTCGGGGCGCGTGGTCGCGGGTAATGGCGACGCTCATTCAGATGGTGGCCCAGATCTGCGCCGAAATCGGCGCTCCGGTGCCGGATACGGTGGTCGGCTCGACTGCGGCGACGGCCTTGCAGCATGTGGGACTTGCCAATCGCGCGATCGAGCGGATTGCCACCATGCACCAATGGTCTGCCCTAATCATGGATTACACATTCACGACCGTGATAGGGACTGCGGCCTATCCCGCACCGGCAGACTTCGGCGTGCCGATCGATCAAACCCAATGGGATTCGAGCTTGCGCCGTCCGTTGGTCGGGCCGGTCAATCCGCAAGCATGGCAGTACTTCAAGCAATATGCCGTGTCGGGCGGAGTCTATCCCCGTTTCCGCATCCGCGGGTCAATCCTGGAAATCGATCCGACCCCGACCACTGCGGATGTGGTCGTGGCGTCCTATATATCGAAATTCGGCGTGGTCCTCGCCACGCCCCAAACCATCGGCGGCGTGACCTACCAGAACGGCGAAACATTCGCATCGGACAATGATAGCGTGTTCTGCGCAAAGCAGGTGTTCGAGCTGGAATTGAAATGGCGGTTCCTGCGAGCCAAGGGCCTCGACTATGCCGAGGAAATGGCAGATTCTCAGGCAGCGATGCTGCAAGCTTGGACGCGCGACGGCGGCAAGCCGATCATCAATATGGGTGACGTCGACCTCGACCGCGTGCCCAACACCATCCCCGGCTCGATCACGCCACCCCCCTGATCACCATGCCGATCGTCAGACAGGCATTGCAGGCGAAGACCGGGCGGGGCGCACGGGTCTCCCAGCCCTTCCAGCTCCCAGCGCCCGTCAAGGGGTGGAACACCCGCGATCCGCTGGTTGCCATGGATCCGGGCTATGCGATCCTGCTCGATAATTGGTGGCCGGACAGCGATGGGGTGAAGAAGCGCTCGGGCTCGGCCATCGCCTGTACCTTCTCCGGCGAAACGCCCAAGCGGCTCCGGGCGCTTGAGGCTGGGTCCGTCTCGAAGATGCTGGCATTCAGCCAGACGACGATATGGGACGCGACGGGCACCACGCCGACCTCGCTCGCCACCGGCATGAACTCGTTCGATTGGGACACGGCCGTCTTCGCCAACCGCGTTATCATGGTCAACGGCGTGGATACCGAACGGCAATGGGACGGCACGGCCCTGACCGCGCTCTCGTTCACCGGCCATCCGGCGGGCGCGCCCTTCGTCGGGTGCCATGGTCACAAGAGCCGGATGTACTATTGGCAGGCGAACGCGCTCGAATTCTATTACACGACCGGGGCGGGCACGTTCCAGGGGGCGGTTGCCAGCTTTCCGCTGCAATATGTGGTTTCGGCCGGCGGCTCGATCGTCGCCATGGCGTCATGGTCCGTCTATGGCGGAAACGATACGACCAGCGACATGCTGGCGATCTTCCTCAGCTCCGGCG